CATACTGGGAAGTTCTCTCAGACATGTTTCATAAGCTAAAACCTTTATATAATAAAATTTTAAAAAATTACGAAATATATTCTAAAATATTAAGTGATATGGAAAAATTTGATGATTCAAAACTAGAATCATATTAGTTGCCTTCTTTAATTATTACCATATTCTTTGTAAACATAAAAGCATCTTTGTTAGTTCGTCTTCTTTTTAAATTACACTCCAAACAAGCTATAACTAAATTACCACTATTATGTCCTATATCATTATTAATTCTGTCAAGAGACCATTGCTTCATTTCTCTTACACGCTCATATAAAATATGAACTTCACAAGAACAATAACAACATTTCATATTGCATTTTTTTAATAGTTCTATTGTTTCTTCAAAACTAACAAATTCTTTTTCGTTTAACTTTTTTTTTATTATATCTTGTTGTCTGTAATTATAAATTTTATTTTTTATATGACTTGTTAGCTTTGATATATATTTATCCTTACTTTCATTTTGTATAAAATTATCAGATAACAAAAACTCTAATTGAGTGTTATGTGTTAGTTCTTCTTCATTTAGACCCCAAGTTTTAGTTTCAACTCTCATTTTTCTTTCCTTTTCGAAATTAATTTTTTTTGTTTTACATTGTTGAAATTTAGATTCTTCAATTATTATTTTTTTTATATTTGTAGTATCGTTATCCATACTATCCATTATATAATATCGTAAAATAATAAACTTTATTATAAAATCAATATAAATATTATTTTAAATATACATAGTTTAATTATTATTATATGAAATTGAGTTAAAATCTATTTTACAATATACTATATAAAATGAGCAAAGAAATTCAAACAACTGATTGTAATGAGTTGAAAACACTTAAATATAAATCTATGATTTTAAATGGTGTTCCATGGCCTGAAAATAAATCATCTAGTGATCTTGCTAATTTAGATAAATTTCTTGAAAATGAAAAAATAACCAATTCAAATGAACCTTGGAGTAAATTAGATAAAACTGCTAAAATCAAAAAGCTAACATTATTTGCTGATAATTATAAAGTTTCAAATAATTTAACAGATAATGAATATGACCAGTTAATATCTTTTTTTAGAGATTGCCTTGATAAAAAGAAATTACAACGTGTTAAAGATGTTAGTTATAATAAAGATACTGGAGAAATTAAAGATATACCTGGATTATGTTTTAATAAACCCTCTAATCATTTTACACTTAAAAATTTAGATAAAAGGGTTTCCACTTTGAAAGGTTTAGCTCCAAAGAAAAAACAAGGCACAGCAAAAAATCTAAAAAACAAGGATGATTCTGATTCAGATAAAGACGATTAATCAATTTTATTATAAATCCACTTAAATAAACTAATAAAATTGATTTAGATAATAGTTTAAAAACATTTGTATACATTATATAGATATGACTGAAATCAATAGTCAACTTATTGACGTTACGAACCTTATCATTCCAGAAGAGGAACCTAAATACTTTAATGATGAGGAATCTTTGGAATTATATCAAACTTGTACATATTTAATGGAAGAATTCATTAGAGACCATCCTGCTCTCATTTCTGAACCAGATTTTGAAGATATATTTGATGAAAATATTCATAACTTAATGCATTCTCATTTTGATTTTGACATATTTTATACTTGTGATTCTGAGGATGAAATGGATGAAATTATTGAACATGCTAAGAATGATTTCTTCAAACATTTTATGCCACCACGTTCTTATCCAGATTCAATAATTATTGAAGAACCTGATTTTGATTATATTTCAGAACAGTTAGATGTTTTAAGAAATAAACCTCAACCGACTCAAAGAACAAAAGAATGGTATGAGTTTCGTCATAATTTAATTACTGCTTCAAACGCATACAAAGCTTTTGAAAGTCAAACTGTTAAAAATCAGCTTATTTATGAAAAGTGTCAACCATTAAATCAAAGTTTATTTGTTGATAATGATGATAATGAAGTTGAGAATGAAGAAACAAAGGAAATAAAGGAAGTTGTGATGGTAAATACTAACACTACATTACATTGGGGTCAAAAATACGAACCATTATCTGTGAAAATTTATGAGCATAATTATGAGACAAAAATTGAAGACTTTGGGTGTATTCAACATGAAAAATATTTATTCTTAGGAGCCTCTCCTGATGGAATAAACGTTGACCCTAATTCTAAACGATATGGTCGTATGTTAGAAATTAAAAATATTGTTAACAGAGAAATTGATGGAATTCCAAAGAAAGAATATTGGATTCAAATGCAACTTCAAATGGAAGTTTGTGATCTTGATGAATGTGACTTCTTAGAGACTAAATTTACTGAATATCCTGATTATAGTTCTTATATTTATGATACAACTGAAGAATTGTATGAAGATGAAGAGGGAATTGAATTTCAAAATGTGTGTTTATCCAAAGATAATAAAATGAAAGGTTCAATCATTTATTTTCATACCAAAGAAGGTAAACCATTTTATGTTTATAGACCATTAGATTTAATTCATCCACACGATATTACACAATGGCAAGAAAATATTGTTGACCATTATCAATATAATCCAGAATTAAATTATACATACATGAAAACTATTTATTGGAAACTAGAACATTTAAGTTGTGTGTTAGTTTGTAGAAATAGACAATGGTTTAAAGACAATATTAGCTCTTTGGAAGAAATTTGGACTACAATTGAGAAAGAAAGAGTTAGCGGTTATGAACATAGGGCTCCTAATCGCAAACAGAAAAAAGAAACAGTAGACCTAACAACCAAACCAACTGGTGGATGTTTGTTACAATTTAATAAGGAAACTGGAAAAATTACTGTTGTTAAAAAAGATATTGAAACAACTACAACTACTCCTATTTTAATACCTGAACTTAAAGATATAGATATAAATTTTAACACGTTTAACAATGATACTTAATAAAGAATATTTTCATTTGTTGGAATAGAAAAGAATAATTCATTTGGTTCACTTCTAAAATAACCTACTCTAGCTCCTGGTCCTTCCTCTGCTGGAGGTAAAGGAGTAATTATATTGCTTTTAGTATTTTTTTTATCATGATATAATGCTCCGCAAAAATCAGCACGAACGCATGTGCCCTCGTCAGGATTATAACGATGTTGTAAGTTGTTAGTTATTTGTTCGTAAGAACCCAATGTAAAAACTGGATAACGCCACCATATTTGATTATAGTTATTGTTAGATGTCTTATTTTTGCCTATTAAAGGATAATCATCTAATATTGCTTGGTCAACTGACTTAGGAAATGTTCCAGGAGTTGTTAAATCATATAATCCACTAAATCCTTCTATGTTTTTAATAAATGGAGCTAAATATAAACTAACAGCCAGTATTCCTATTAAAAATATAAGACTTCCTATAAATTTATCTTTCATATAATATACATTTATATAAAAACTTATTAATTAAACTTTGGAAAAACTGACTTAAAATTAAACTAACAAATAATATTATATAATGGAATCTAATGATATGCGTGTTACCAAAAGAAATGGTGAATTAGAAGAAATCGCATTTGATAAAATTCTAACGAGAATAAAAAAATTAGGTCAAGAAGCTTCTATACACATAAATTATCAGCAATTAGTTATGAAGGTAATTGACCAGCTATATGATACAATTTCAACAACCAAAATTGATGAATTAGCTGCTGAACAATGTGCTGCTCTTTCTACTATTAATCCTGATTATGGAACTCTTGCAGGCCGTATTATTATTTCAAATCATCAAAAAAATACAGACCCAATATTTTCAAATGTAATGAAAGAATTGTATTATTTTTATGATATTCATAACAAACACAAACCATTAGTTTCTTCTCAATTATGGCAATTTGTTCAGGAACATGATGTAGAGTTAAATAACATGATTGAACATAGCAGAGATTATTTGATTGATTATTTTGGATTTAAAACACTTGAGAGAGCATATTTATTTAAAAAGGGCAAACATATTATTGAAAGACCTCAACATATGTGGATGCGTGTTTCTGTCGGAATTCATGGAGATTTAAATAATCCAAAAGCATTGGAATTAATCAAAGAAACATATGATTTGATGTCTCAGAAGTATTTCACACATGCTACACCTACATTATTTAACGCAGGAACTCCCAGACCACAAATGAGCTCTTGTTATTTGTTAGCAATGGAAAATGACAGCATTGATGGTATCTTTAATACACTTAAAGATTGTGCTTTAATATCTAAATATTCTGGTGGAATTGGACTACATATTCATAACA